ATACCGATCGGCAATCAAACTTCACAGCTTTTCGCCCTTCTCTACCTTGACGGGCTGGATCACTTCGTAAAGGAAAAGCTGGGTATCAAATATTACGGGCGCTATATGGACGACTTCTTTTTGATCCATCACGACAAAGCATATTTGCAGGAGTGCCGGAAGCAGATTGAAGCGTTCGTACAGGCGCGCGGGCTTTCGCTGAATGCGAAAACGAATATCTTTCCCTTGAAACACGGCGTTGATTTCTTGGGCTTTCATACATACTTGACCGAAAGCGGCGCGGTGATCCGCAAGGTGCGCCGTCGGAGCAAGAACAATACGAAGCGGAAGTTGAAGAAATTAGCCGCCCTTTACGCGGCGGGACGGATCGACGCAAAGACCGTCGAACAATCCTATCAAAGCTGGAGAGGACACGCCGAAAAGGGAAACAGTTATCACTTGATCCGGCGGACGGATCATTATTACAACAGCTTAATGAAACCAAAGGAGGCGGCACAATGTCAAAAACATTAGGCAGTTTGACGGTGGGCGCGAAGATTGAAGTTCCGGTTCTTTCGGCGTATCAATCGCGCTTCGGATCGAAGATCGTTTTCAAGATCGCCGACAAGAACCACAGCGGCTACCCGTCGAATTCCGTAACGCTGATTACGGAAAAAATCATTCAGTTAATGTGCTTCGACGCAAAGGAAGCAAGCAACAGCAACAGCGATCGGAAACAATACGGCAATAACCGCTATCAATATTCAAACATTCTGCAATGGCTGAACAGTAACGCGGCGGCGGGCGCATGGTACAGCGCAAAGCACAGCGCAGACGCGCCGCCCACAAACGCGAACGTATGGAACAATTGCAACGAATACGACGCGTGGGCGGGCTTCCTTGCTATGCTTGATCCGAAGTTCGTTGCGGAGCTTCTGACAACAACGCAGACCGTCGCAAGAAATACCGTTACCGACGGCGGAAGCTATGAAACGGTAACGTCAAAAATGTTTCTTCCGTCCACCACAGAAGTGGGGCTTGCGAATGAAAACAATATCGCAGAAGGAACGCTTCTTGCGCTATTCAGCAACGACGCTTCCCGCGTCGCTTATCCTACGGCGCAATGCGTGAGCAATTCGGAGTACACGAACAGCAATTTCAGCACGTCAAAGGGCTGGTATTGGTGGCTTCGAACGCCTATTTCGTCGAACGCCCACGGCGTCCGCCGCGTCAATTCGGACGGCACGTTGAGCAACAAAGTCGCGTACGACGGCAGCTGGGGCGTTCGCCCGCTTTGTAATCTTAAATCTTCTATCTTGGTATCTGACAGCCCGAACAGCGACGGAAATTATACGGTAATCTACAATTCCGCGCCTTCCGCGCCGCCCAGCATTACCGCGCCAGCGACGTGTTACAGCGGGCAGAACATCAACATTTCTTGCGCGGCGGCGACCGATCCGGACGGCGACGCGCTGACCTATTGTTTCGAGCGCTCATACAACAGCGGCGCGTGGACACAGGTTCAAGCGTCCGCAAGCAGGACGTTCACGGAAGCGGTATCGACCGCGTGGAACACGTTGAAATACCGCGTCCGCGCGAAGGATAGCTACGGCAATTATTCCGCGTACACAACAAGCGGAGATATTGCCGTAATCCATAACCAGCCGCCCGTGATTTCCGGCAGTAACGCCGATCTTGGCACGAAGCGCGGGGATTTCACCTATCAATACAGCGTAACCGATCCGGACGGCGACACGGTGAACGTTGTTGAAAAGATCGACGGAAAGACAATCGCGACGAAGAACGCGATCACGCTGGGCGCAACGCAGACGCTTTCCGTTTCCGGAAACACCTTCACGGCGCTTACGAACGCAAAGCACACGATCACGATTACGGCGACCGACAGCGCGGGGAATAGCGCCGTCCGGACGCTGACGTTCACGAAGTCGATCGCGGGCTTCGTTATCACGCTTTCCGCGCCGCTGGAAGCCAACAGCCAGCCGACACGCGCGAATATCAAGGTAACGCGAGATATTCCGGCGGGCGGCACGTTCAAGGTTGAAGCGACGAACAATCCGTTTGACGCTTCCACCGTTTGGGAGGATTGCACGAACGCGGTTGTTCAAGGCGTTGCACACGTTTTCACAAATAAGATCAACACGGCGGCACA